TGCGGTTTGAGTTTTGCGATGGTCACACCTTGTGTGGGATCTCTTGAATCCGCTGTGCCATTTTCTGCCACTGTGCTGTTGCGTTTTAATCCTTGATACACAGAACTGGTGCTAGATCCAGAGCTTGGATTGCCGTGACTGTGATTATCTTCATCCTCACCTAGATCACTGATCCTCAACGTGTCTAGATTAAAGTCCAGTTCCACTTTCTGACCTACACCACTTGAACTACGAGTCTTCATGAACTGTATCTGATAGCGTCCTCGCTCTTTCATAGCACGGCTGGTAAAGATACCGATCACGTTGTCTGCTGTCATGATCTTGCTCAACCCACCACTGATATGGCTGTGATCAAACTCGATTTCTTCAACTGCCGCACGATTCAACTGCGATGCTGTGACAGTGATACATTGTGTTTCCATTGCCAGGTTACGGATCTCTTCTGACACATATTTGTCTTTTACGAACAGATCACTAGGACTTACCTTCACTGATAAAGGCATCATCAAATCCAGGTAATCTATCAACAAAACGTCTGGTTTCACGCCTGTTTTGACCTGATATTCCTTCAAATAGGCTCGAATATCGTTGCAATTTTTCCCCGAAGGCATATACTTAACTTGCAGGTGTCCTGAGCGTTTTTGCAACATTTTGACTTTTAATTCAACATCGTCTATGCTCTTAAAAATGTCTCTGGTACCGATTCCTGTGGTCATGGAATCCAGGCGCATGGCCACTAGACCTTCACTGAGCTCGAAAGTCAAGTACAGCACGTTCAGCCCTGCCAGTGCCCAGTTCACACCCAGATTGGCCAGGAACAGACTCTTACCACCACCTGATCCTGCACAGAAAATATTCAACTCACCTCTGTTGAATCCGCCATACAGTTTCTTGTCAATGCTGGGCCATCCTGTCGAGATCTGCCCATTGCCGTCTTTTAACTTGCTCAATCTAGCACGGGGATCGTCAAAGTAGTTGGTACCCATGTCTCGGCTGAGGCTGATCTGTATGGCGTCCTTGATCAGTTTTTCCACAGGACCGTAGTCACCTGAATCCAGCAGATCGCTGCTTTTGATGATGGCTCGTTCCAAGGCCTTGTGTCGACTGAAGTTTTCAAATTCATCCATCAGCCAGGCATAGTTTTCACTGGGTAATGAGATAGAATCAAAGTTTGAGCGACATGAGGCATTGACGATAGTGGTTTCGGGCATGACCTTGTATTCATCCACATAGGTGGTAATAAACTCCGCACTATCTCTCAATCGCTGATCAAAATTCTCTGGATCAAATATGTTCTGGCAACGAACAAAAGTTTCTGCATCGCTCAGGAACATTTCCAGGTACAGCTTTTGCATGTCGTAATCGTAGTTGGGTTTGTTCATATGTTTTCTAGTTTTCTTTTTAGTAGATGTAGATTTATCTCTCCTTGCACACGGTAGTGCAAGATCGTGGTCAGGGTATACAGCTTTCCGTAACGCCGGACTGCATCGGCCACATCTTTGATGTCAGGTTCCCAAGGTGGCAGGCTGGCAGACCACCGGTTGTCTATCGCTGATTTCAGCAGTTTGGCACCTGGGCGATCTCGATCAGGAACCACGATAACTTCCTTGCCCAGCGAGAGGATCCTAGAGACCTGTGTGTCATTGGGTTCGTTGTGTCCAACAGCACAACCATCCACAGCGATAGCATCAAACTGCCCTTCTACCAGGATAATGTACTCTCTGCTGGCGGTCTGCCGATCCAGATTAAAAACATACCCAGGTTGCGTGTCTGTTAGATATTTGGGTTTTCCATCTGTGATCTTCCGTGCAGTGTATCCTACTATCCGATTGTTGTTGTAAAAAGGAATCACCACCCGATCTCTCCAGCCAGGTTCAGGAGACCAGTGCCAGGGATAACTGTTCCATTCCACTTTTCTTGTATCGACCAGATACTGTATCACATCCAGTAGATCCTGATCCTGGGCGCCCAGCGTTATCCATTGGTCGATCGCTAAACAATCTGGCGGTAACTGTTTTTCTTCTAGATCAAACTTGATTTCTTTTTTAATCACTGCTGTGTTGTCTTGCAGTTTAAGGGCCACCAGGCTTAACTTTCCAATATCGGATTCACCTAGGCCCATCCACTGGAACAGTTTACGGGTGTTTTGGCTCAGCAGTTTGCCAGGATGCCAACCGGCTTTGAATCCGCAGTTGAAACAGTGCCAGATAAAACCACCGTCGGGTGTGATCATTAGACCACCTCGTCCGCGAGTGTCTCTTTTTTCGCCGTTGTTATGACAACATACAGCGTTGAGGCTTATCCATCCACTGGGTGTGTTTTTTCGGCGGGGTGGCAACAATGCCAACAGTACATCCTGTATTTCGTTCATGCATTTATTTTAGCTTCTATAAAGGGCTTTGTCAAATGATCCGAAGAATTGAGGATTGTCGTTTATAGATTCTGCAGGGGCAGTGGCTGGTACATACATGATGCGGATGTAAGAATATATGCCATAAAAGTTTTGATAGTCGATTCCGGTAAATCCATCGTAGGTCAAGGAATGTATCGTGGCATATCTGCCAAAGCTGGCCGGCGTGTTGTAGAGAGTTCCCTGGATCAGCACAGTTCCCTTAAAGTTGGTCATGTACAAGGCCACTGTGTGCAGAGCTGTGTTTGAATTATATTCTGGATAAGCGTAGACGTTACCACTCTTGTGTTCGTATTTCATGCTGGCCGAATCATAACTTTTTATGAAAGACACGATCTCCTGGCTTGGTTGCAGACGTGGGTAAGCATCTTCGGCCAAGTGCAAGGTACCAGACATTTGGTAATAGGTGTTGGAGTATGCAGGAACCATTGTGCCATCAGCGGGATCTCGATAGGTCACTGCATAGCTGTAACTGGAAACAGCCAGGTCCAAGGTATCACTTTCAGTGAACGTGATCTGTGCAACTCCTCGCAAGGCCAGGGTGGCACCGTCATCCAGTATCTGCAGATCCTTTTGCACCAGCAGGCGTTGGCTGTTGGCATCAAACATGGAAAATACAAAGGTTCCAGTGTTTGAAATAGGAATACGTTTCTGATCACTGTTTTTAAACTGGATGCGAACCTGATTTTTGATTCCTTTTTGTATTGTAAGATCACGCTGATACATAACTCGATTGACTCCTTGAACGGTTGGGTCCAAATCTAATATAACGTCGAGGGTATTGGGGTATAAATAGACTGGTAAAATCTGCATACGAGTATTTATATCACAGCGACTGATACGACACTCGTATAAATAAAATGGTAAAACTTAACAACGCATGACTACTAATACTTTCCAAGAAAACTATCCTTTCATATCCTGTGTAAAATCTAATAATATAGAATATGTGGGCATCGTGATCAACTTTGACAACTATGTTACCAGCATCTATGACATTTCGCAGATACACGAAGAATCACAAAAGAAAGCATTTTTAGAACTTGGTGAAGTTTGGTGGTGGGAAAGCAATCGCAAGATTCCTATCAATATATTCCTCAAAAGAGAGATGCAGTTGTTCAGGTATGCTGTCAAGACGTTTAACAGCAAGGACATTGAATTGGTTTTTGGACCCAGTGTCAACCTCAGCGAAATCGCAGAAAAACGTATCAAACGAAAATCGATCCAGCTGATCCGTAATCCCAGATCTATACGCTAAAACTTTCGCATATGCTGTTGAGTTGCACAACGATGGCAGTTGCATACGCGATTCCGTGAGCCTTCTTGAAATAGTAAGTATCTTGTGTTTTGGTCCAGATTTCATCATCAATGGCCGCAAATCCTTGTTCTCTACACTTGGGTATTAGATGTTTTTTAGCAGGTCTTATCATGGCCAGTACCTTTGCTAGATCCAGTATGCAGGCGGGTCGTAACTGTGCCAACAGGTCGTGATAACCATTCACATGGAACAGTTGATCGCATATGGCTTTTTCTCCCAGCAACTGCCATAGTGGTTCTGCGTCTAACAATCTTGTCAGATCAGCTTCGTCTTTGATACCATTATAGATACCCACATTTAAAAAATCTATCTTGAAATATCCTCTAGCCTCAGCAGTTTTGTAATCGATGCTGGCTTGCCCGGTCAAGGGATTGACAGGAATCGCATGGCAGTAGATCCCGGTATTGTGCTTTTTTACACCATCTAGTGAAGCAGGCACATGCTGGATGATATCAAGTATTTGTGTCCTATCAGCAAAATCTATATCAATATCCATTAGGAAACCCTCCGCATATTTTTAAAAGTAATCTATAGTTTTCGTAGGCCTTTTTGACCGCTGGTATTTGTTCTCTGATTTTTAATTCTTGATATTGTTGATCGTCAAGCAACCAAAACACGTCTTCCAGCCTGTCTTTTGGTAGGTGTATTGCCACGGCTTCCATTGGCGCAGGTGCGGTGTAGTCTATCGTGTCATAGTGGTCAATGGAGTAGGGATGGTGCGGAAACTGGTACTTGTAAAATTTACGATCACTGGGTTCTATCTGTGCGTCAAATCTCTCACAGAACTTTTTTTGCATGGATGCATTGTTGCTCATTTGATTCCTACTTCTGCACAGATTTCTTTTACCAAGGCAACATCTGCTGGCAATTCTTTGAATCTTTTTACCCAATACTGTATGTCAAAAGCCGGTGCTATCATATTCAGTTGTTCATCGTTCATATTTTTAATCATGTCTTTGCCTGATTGGCTGTTCAGCACTATCCATGCACTGATCCTGCCAGCCAGTATGTCATGCACTGCTCGGTTAAGGCTGGCATACAAGAAGTAATGTGCAAATTCTGCACCATGCTCGTCACCCCATTCCATCATGGTAGTGATGCTTCTTTGCACTGCTGATTCGACTGATTCTACTTTGATCATCTCGTATAGATATTTTTCATACAGTTCGTCTCTGCACCAATGATCCAACTTGACTCCGCTTTTGATCACATAATCAACAAACCGGTCAGGGTATAGAGGATTCACATTGTTGATAAAACTGCCAAACTTCACAAAGGCATTGTAGTAAGATGTATCACAGAATTCGTCATAGGTCTTGGCTTTCTTGCCGCCTTGGGCCAGTTGCCAAAAACGATTGAATGCCATGAACCCTGCCTGCACACGTTTTTCATCTTTTTGCAATGCTCGGCGTTTCCTTTCGCACATGTGACTGGTCAGTGTGCGAGCCTGCATGAATTTTTTTCCACAATGAACACACACATTCAGTTGTTCTAATAATGGAAAATTACTCATTCGTATTCTTTTCTCTGTTTCTTGTCAAGGCCCATATTGTCAAACAGTTCTTGTTTGTCTGTTTTGCTCATCATGGAAGCCAGCAGTTTGATCTCACCCATCTTCATAGCAGGATATATTTCGCACAGCAGTTTTTCGATCTTGTTGGCTTTTTCTTTTTTGCCTGCGGCAAGATAAGGATGATATAGAGAGATACCCGTTCCGCACACAGCAAACAACTTCCACAGCAGATCCTTGTGATTTTTGCTTAGAGACCAAAAATTCATATTGACATATTCGTTGGTAGTCTCCACACACCATTCCTGTATGTCCGTGTCCCCTTGCACATTGCTGGCATATCTCAGCAGTATGTAAGGACTGAACTCTTTCTTTTCCTCAGGTGTGAGATTATCGTAAAAATAATAATTTTTATCATCTAGGGCTTTGAGTTCTCTTTTTATATCAAGTTTTGCTGTCATATCAATCTTCTTTGTTTAAGGTATATAATAACATTAATTTTTCTAATACGCTACTGATCGCAGGAATATAATCTGCCATTTCCAATATCCTGGTATATTCCACCGGATCAGGATGCTTTGGGTTTCCTTGCCAGGTGCTTTCATCTCTGTGACCAAACGTGTTGCCCCACCTGGGGTCCTGCGCTTTTATCCAAGATTGGTAGCTGCCATCGTCATATTGGAATATGACCATTTCCTGTGTATTCTCAAGTGACTTCATCTTTGCTTAGATAGTATAATATTTTGGCACATTCCAATGCTTGGTATATGGCAGGATTTGTTTTGGCTGCTTGACGGATTTGGCCCCATAGTTGATCGTCCTTTAGATGATCATGCAAAGGGCGACCGTCCTGGGTACGAGGATCGTAATCCCATCCTACTGCTTGTCGTGTGGCAGGGTCGGCACCAAATTCTCTTGCATAGGTCACTCCGTCCACACGTTCATAGATGTAGTTTGAGCCAGGTTTAAGACTGCCCATATATCACCAACATTTTGTGTAATCTACCAACTCGCTCTGTCTCGACACTTCTTTGACAAAGAACGCACACAGCGGAGAAGGTCCACTGTGGAGAGGGGTGGTCAGCAGTTGTCCAGATCTCATCTTTGGAAAATACCATTTGACATCCTGGTAAACATCGATGATGTCAATCTCTAAAAATTCTGGACGGAATCCATCGATGGGATTGAAACAAAATGTTTTGAATCCGCGATCGTTTAGGCTGGTCAAGGGCAACACTTCCATCTCAGGTCCTTCAGGATCTCCTACCACAGTGCACCAATCCAATGGCATTGTAAGCTCATGTGGGCCTATCTGTAGTACCACTGCTGGTCCAGTAAAACTTTCTAAAAAAATCAACGGTACGAAGAAGTGATCTGGATTTTGGCTATCGCTGTTGTCCAGTACAGCAAATCTCAGGTCCTCGTCGATCTCCTCTGGTAGTTCGTTCAAGCTAAAAATTTGGTTATCTAGGGTTAAGATTTGCAGAATATATCTCCTTTTGTAAATTTAATTCTATTGTATATAATAACATTATCCGTGAAACAAAGTCAATCGATTCACGCTATTAATATTTTACCTTGTCTATGTTGAATGGAAACTTTGCTTCTTTGTAGTATCGTTTGCGTTCGGTTAGATGTCGCTTGGCATATTTTGTTGACGCTGTTAGGTCCCAGATCTGGACAAAGTCTTTATCTTCTGCGCGGCGGACGCCTCGGCCAATACTTTGGATAACACGTACAAAGCTCTTTCCCGGTTCCAGGAGTACCATATTAAAAATCCTAGGAATATTAATACCCACAGCAGCCACTCCATAGGTAGCCACAGTAATTCTATTATCTTGTGTTGCATGTTCTTTGTATTCCTCTTTACGTTTTGTTCCTTTTACTTCACCTGATATAAACACAGCATCTGGGATCATCTCCACCAACATTTTTCCACTGTCGATGCGATTGACCAACACCAGTGTATTACCAGTTTCGCTGACCTGTTTGATCAGATTGCCCACATAGGTCATACGGTCGGTGTCGGTGACCAGATATTTTAACTCTTCTGCGTAACTTCCAAACTCTTTCCACTCTGCGGTTTGTATGATGTTCACATGACAGTTGCTCAACACACCTGCTTGTTGTAGCTCGTGTGTCTTGATGCGATTTACCACATCGCCGAGACTGGCACGCAATGCCTGGTATTCGTGCTCGGCTTTTGGTATGGTTCCTGTCAATCCCCACCGTATGGGTGCCTTGGCAAGATTGTGTGTCAATAACTTTTTAAGCACATCGGCCTTGGCCATATGCACCTCGTCCACCATCACAGTTTGGACGCCATCTAACATTTCTGCCAAGGTCAATATTTCATCTTCCTCTCTGGCATTTAGTGATTTTTTGTCTAAAATATTCAAACTTTGCCAAGTACACACAGTGTGTGTTCGACCCAGGTCCTTGCGGTCGCCAAAATACACTCCCACGTCTAGACCGCAGTTGATAAAATCTTCTTCAGTCTGTATCACTAAATCTTTGTTGGGAACAATGGTGATGGTGCGACCATATTTTTCACAGATTTTGCTCAAAGTGGCAGTGGTGATGGTCTTGCCAAAACCGGTTGCAATCTCCTGCATACACTGAGGATTTTTTAGGAAGATATTGACCACTTCCACTTGATCTTCTCGCAGCCGTATGGGTTCACCTGCGAATCTGTGTCCCTCTGGCCATGTCTTCGCTCCCCAAAAATCTGCGGAAATTTCGGTGAATTCCAAGGGTGGACTTTCTCTCCTGTCATCCACTTCGATATAGTAATTTTTGCTCTCGAGATATTCCAATACCTGTCCCAGCATGCTGAGATAAGTGGTTCCACCGAGACCAAAAAAACTGATGCTGCCGTCCCATCTTCCCAGTTTATAAGCTGGTCGGAATCGTGCAGTAGGGTCCTCGTACTTGAATTTCTTGACCAATGCCTTGCGTGTGTCTAGATCAAGATCTTGTATCTTGACATTGACTTCGTCTTGTATTATGACTTTACAGGTTGCCAATATAACTCCTGTGTTTGACTATGCGTTTTGAATAAAATATCGTATTTTCGTGATTTTTTAAGAAATTTCGCATGGTGTGATGTGCGTTATCGTATCCTAGATTTATCACACAATGGAATTTTATTTTTGATTTTACGACAGGTTTTGCCAGCTTGCCACTGACAAATACGATTTTTGTATGTTTGCCTATTGGGGAATTTAATCCATGATTTTTCACCAAATTGTTGAATTTTTCACCGGTTTCGCTAGGTAATCTAAACATAACACTCATCTCTTGAGACTGTATTCCCATCTGTGTTAGCCACTGGTATGAATCCTTCATTTTTTCATATTCTGATCCACCTGGGATCACGATCAGGCACGGACTCATGTATTTCACGATGTCGGCGATTGACGAAAAATCGTGATTTTCTGGGTTCAGCGTCAACTGATTCATGTATCCTGAGTTTAGGAAAACTCTCACTGCAGGGGTCACGCGATTGCTGTTGACAATGTTGTTGATGGCCGTATCATAAGTTGTTATTCCGTATCTCCTGGCCAGAAAAACAGCCTCTAACACGTTGTCAGTGCTGATATTTGGGACAGATTTTGCACAATTCTTCAATACAGGTTTTCCATTTTCTAAACACAGCATGGGCACATGTTTTTCTAGTGAATCATGTATTTGATCTATCTGAGACACATACTCAACAAACTCTGCAGGAACTTGGAATTTCTCTTTTGCCATCAGTTTGATCAAAAATTCTATGTTTTTTTCATTAAGAGAAAATTCCCAAGTGCATTCGTTGGCATCATATGAAACATGTGTAAAATCCATTGCCGAGTGTTGATACTCCTGTATCATCTTTATCCGAGAGGCCTGGTATGGAAACTTGATTTTTATAATTTTACCATAACAAGCATCCTCCACGATATCAAGTTTCCTTGATTGGATTGTGTTTCTAATACCCAACCGATGAGTTGGATTTTCTATAAATTTCATAACATCCTGTTGTGTCAACTGTGTTAGTTTGGTTGCATATTTTTTCAAAATCGTTAAAACCACATTGTTTTGTTTTTCGGTCAATGCAATGCCTTCATTTATCTGGCTGTTTATGCTGTATATAAAAGTAAATTCCCATCCACTCATCAACTGTGTTTGAGAATTTAATACATCGACGAGATCTTCTGTGTTCATGTGTTTATTATAACATCAAATAACGATATCTTCAAGTCCTGCGGCACGAAGTTTTATAATATTATTGATCTGATATCCTTTGATATCAAGCCCTTTGATCACACCCAACCATTGATTTCGCAACATGGCAAATTCGTTTATGATCTTTTCCATATCGACCACGTCTGCTTCACCATCCACATATTTTTCACAGTCTCGGCTGCTCAATGCACGCTGATAGTTTTCCAGATACTTTCTAAAAGATTTAGATCTGATTCGTCGGAGCTCAATGTTGAGATATTCCAACACAGCCTCAATCTCCTGTAGTTGATTAAACCTATGTTCTACCATGCCCGGCAAAGCAGCAGAGGCTCGTTCCACGTTTCCGTGGATCTTTACCTCTTTTTTTGCTTGTTCGATTTCTGAGTAGAAATAGTCTAAACATCCTGGTAGATTTGCTATGTCTTTGCTGACTTTAGCGTACCAGGACATGATCAATCCTCGTCGCTAGAGTAGGAATCCCATTCGTCGTCTTGGTGATCGTCGTCTTCGTCTTCTTGTTCAGCACTGACCGCGATTTCTATTGCTTGATCAAGATACTGATCAAAACCAGATAACCCTTCCAACACCGATACGCTTACATCTTTGCCTAGCAAGAAGTCAACATAGTGATTGGCTACGATATCTTTATTTTTTTCAGGAACATACTCTTTGAATATATCCCAAACTTCAATGATTAAACTTTCTTCCATTATTCTTCTCCATTTTCGTCTGCTGTTGCCACAATAGGGTCAGTTGGGGTATCCTGCCATTCGGCCATGATAATACTCAATCCATCCTTTTCGTTCCTTTCCCAAGCCTTGCGGAACTGTTTGATAACTTCGCCATCTTTGGTTGTATACACAAGACTGTTGCCTTCTTTTTTCAACCTATTTTTGGCTTCAAACAAATCAACCAAGCCACTAAAAGGACTCATACCAGTTGTGTACGGGATTTCAACTTGCACACTTTCAAAAGGTTTAGCATAACGGGTTTTCATGATCTTGCACGCACTACGGATGCCGTTGACAGTTGTGGTTTTATTACCGTCTGCATCTGTTTTGAGTTTGAGTTTACGCATAGCAACCACGATAGAACTGGCATAGATAAAACCCTGACCGCCTGAGATTTTGTCATCAGGATCAAACATATCTTGACTGGCATATGTGTGGTTGGTGCAAACCAATCCCACATTCCATGAACCAAACATGTTCACACAGTTACGAACAAGGCTGGTAAGTGCTTTGGGTTTACGACCCATGTCACCTTTCATCTCACCTGCTTCGAACTGATTCACATCTGTCGGAGTCAACAACATTCCCAAAGAATCGATCACAAACAATATCTTGGGACGATCTTCTTCTACCATCAGCTTGTACTCTTTCATGAATTCACTAATGGTTTTTGCCACATCGTCGATCATGGCCATGTTGAGTTTCAATAAACGTTCAGGTGTAGTATCAACACCCAAGTCAATCAACCATTTCTCATCGAGAGCGTTTTCGGAATCAACCAAGATAACAAAAATACCTTGTTCCTGTGCGGCTTTGATGATGTTTCCAGAGCAGATATAACTTTTACCTGCACCAGATTCGCCAGCAAACACAGTCACCTTACCGAGTGGGACTCCTTTGAAGAAGTCACCACTGATAAGATAATTCAAGGCATGGTTACCAGTTGATATCCAATCTGTAGGATCATTAAATCCAATACCCAAGCCATCGATTGACTTGGTGATGGATTTACGAAACTTTGAAATATCAAATGATTTTGCCATGTTGTTCTCCTTAGTTGGCTTGACGATTACGGATCATCGCGATAATGTCTGCAGCACGGCTACCTGCTTCACCACCTGCTGGTGTTGCGGCTGGTTTTGCTGTTGGCAGATCAGTATCAAATGGAACATCGTCGTCTTCAGTCACTGCCGGAGCAGGAGCCGGTCTTGACACCGCCGGAGTTGCTTTGGCCACTGTTGGAGCTGATCCTGTTGCTTGACCGCTACCGCCCATGCCTGCTGGCTTGAAGTATTGACCCCAACGTTCCATGTCAAATGCTTCACCGTCTACAGACGCTTCAAACATTTCTTTCATGACTTTGAGTTCTACATCGCCTGGCTTCTTAGGTAGGAAGGCTTTTAGATCAAATAAACCGTGATGTGCGATTGCCGCATGTTCTGCTTCGCTCAGAGCACGTTCACGACGACTCCAAGTTGAAGTTGTGTAATCAGCATAACCACCTTTTGCGGTCTTGGCGATCTTGAAGTCTAGCCCACGAACATAATCTGTTGGCATTTCTTCAATTTCACTGTCCATCAACGCATTCTTAACAATGTTAAAAATCTGGCTGCTCATGATAAAACGACGGATTGGATTTTCCGGTGTCTTGTCTTCTTGTAGTTTTGAATCTACAACAAAGCCCTGGAACAAGTAACTCTTCTTCTTCCAATACCTACGACCCATTTCTTCCAACGAAGGATCCTTGAACCACGGACGCACTTCAGTAAGGATAGGGCAAGATTCACCCCACATTTCCATACAGGGAACTTGCACAGTTATGGGTTTTGAGTTTGTTTCACCCTTGACACCTGCGAAAGGCAACTTGATCATTGCACGTTCGATCCAGAAAAAAGTGTTATTTGGGTCTGCGTCAGGAAGGAATCTAACTGTTGCTGTTTGTCCTTCTGCAATATTCCAATGTGCGAATATCGCGTTGTCACCGCCTGCTGAACCGCCGGTGTTTTGTTGTGAGCTTGCTTGAAGCTTTGCTCTGATTTCTGCTAATGTGGCCATAATGAGTATCTCCTTTATAATATGCCTATGTTTACTACATGCCTATTTCTTGAAGCCAACTGACTAAAAGAAAAATCTGTGCATAGCCTTAACTATACACAGATTTATTTATCATTGCAAGAGATAACTACTAATATTTTGAGTTATTTGCCCAATCCAGACAATCTAAGTATATCGTCCATCTCTTCAAATGTTTTACCAAAGAAACTTTTCTTTTTATCTAAACTCTTTACTACTTCGCCTTTTTTCATCACATCTGGCAATTCTCCGCGCTGACCTGGCACACGCACAGGCACTGGAGGTGTTTTTTCCTGTTCTTCTGCACTCATGATGTTGGTGTTGAAATCTTCGCCACTCTCGCCGCGATCGCCAATGCCCTCTACCTTGCCTTTGATGTTGTTGATCAATTCTTTTAGGCGTGCTAGTCCGTCATCTTCAACATGCCCATGTTTTTCTTTCCATTGCTGACTGAGTTTTTCCATGAATTCCAAAGCCAATGTTTCAGCATGACCGCCTGCCGAATCACCAAACTTTTCTGCTATCTCTTTCTTGATATCCAATGCGATATTTTCTTTGCCATTGAACGGACCCACATCAGGATTGTCTCTGTTGTATCTGCTCTTTACCAGTTTGGCGATTTCCTGTATCATGCTTTCTTTCGGCATCATGGTATTGGGTGGACCGCCAGCTTCGCTATTCTCTTGTGCTGGTTCCTGCTCTGCTCCCGGAGCTGGTTCAGCCGCTGTAGCTGGCACTGGTTCAGCCGCTGGCTCTTGTTCTGCACTCATGCCCAATGCTACCAAAAGTTCTGGATAGTTTTGTTGACCCCATTTTTGGAATACTTCAACTGCATTTGTTTCTGGGTCAATGCCGGCCATGTTTTTTAACATGTCTTGTAGATCCGAGTCTTCGATGCCTAGTTCGCTGAAAAATGCCCATGCTGTTGTTCCGTCAGGTCCCAACGCCAGCTCTGGTAAACCAGTTTCGCCCTGCGGCAAGTTTGATAGTTCCTGCTTCATTACGTCCACTTGATCGTCGGTCATTTCGCCTTGTTCTACTGATTCCGCCCAGGCTTTGAACTGATCTTCTGGACCAGGTTGACGACCGTGGCTGGCTTGTCCCATACCAATGTCAAATGCTTCGTCGATTTCGTCGTCCTTGCTTTCGTTAGTGTCACGGTCTGGGTAATAATGTCCCGATGAATCATATGCGCCCTGCGGATTAGGTCTGCCTTTTGAATCATACCAGTCTTCGCCTTCGTCGTCTTCTGATTCTCCGACAAAATCTTCAAGATCAATCCGATTGGTTTCGCTCATGATACGATGCAGTAGTGGAAAGTATCCTGCCAGCTCTTCTTGGAAACTGGTCTGTGTGAATTTTTGTTTGTATTCTTCCATGGCAACTTCGTCCATGGCCATGGTATCCATCATGGCGGCACTTTCATCAAAGGTTTCTGCCCATGCTTGATAATGATGTCTTTTGCCCAATGCTTCAATCTGCGCTCTCAGTTCGTTCAATCGGCCTATGGCTCGTTCAGTTATGTTGTGTGCGTCATCGTGCAGTGAAGCTGATCTTACTTTGTTTTTAAATTCTGCCAGTTGAGCCATTTCTTCGCTCATGCCTATGATTGCCTTGCCTGCTGGATCATGTGGTGCTCCACCGTGGTCCACGTGTTGTGCCATTGCAAAAGCACCTGCCGTGTGTATGAACGGATATTTGAATCGCTCACCATCGGCGTTCTGTATGAAAATGGCCTTGATGTTTTTGCGTTGGCTACGACTACCTGCGTATTCTTCGTCAACTGGCTTGGTGTGTCGAACGATCACTTCGGTTTTTCCCTGCACCGCGCGGCTTGTTTTTCTAGAACTCTTGTGGTTCCATCTTGATTCATTCATAGTTGTCATATCATCTTCCTTAGAGCCCTGGGTTGTGGCCAGGTGCTGAAAATCCTTTTTGTCTAGGTTTGTTTTTGCGATATCTCTTGTGTCAAATCTCAACAGTCTGCGCATGGCAAAGAACCGCATTTCTTTCAAAAAACGGTACCATTCTTTTTTAACCGGAGTATCTTGGTTTTCTGTGATGCCCTGGCTGTAATACACTTTTAAACTGCCTGCATCACCTAGACTCATGCTCACACGTCCTAGATTATTATCTTCTATGACAAAATCAAAATCAAAGAACAATGCTTCTGCTGGGTCTATGGTGACAGCACCGGTTGAGTCGCCCATTTCCAAGTTAGAAAAGCGGCTACGTATCTTGTCAAACAGGTCTTGCGAAATTATCTGTATTGGTTGCATAATGTATATTTATTAATATGAGCTCACATATATGGGCATTGGCATCACCCATTCATCTTCTCTTTCTTCGCGCATCTTGTCATAGATCGCAGGATCCCAGTCCTGCAACAGCATGATCATGCGTAGTGCCAGCAACACGCTGCTGACCAAGTCATCATGTTGCCCTGTTTTTCCTTCAAAACTCAGTCCTTTGGCCACATATGATTTGAGTTCTGATATCAAGGGTTTAGAATTTATCTTCATCCTGTTGCTTTCTATCAGGTGTTTTAGTTTGGCACAGATAGAGATTTTGCTGGTAT